TCTACTTTATCTTCAGAATACGGTAAGCCATAGGTAGTGCGCACAGCATCGATCTTATACTGACGTGTTTCACAGAATTTAAGAAGATGGTATATTAGACCCGCCGGTAGTTCACCGGTATTTGAATCGAATAATCTAATCTTTCCATCCCAGACACGTCGCCTGTACGCGGGCATGAACTTATAACCCGGCACGTAAAACGAAAAGAATTCTTTTAATTCTTGTGCTGCACCGAAATCACAATCAATATGGAGATTGGCGTGATTTAGTTTCCGGACTCGAATTGCTTCCATTTAATAATATTTCCAATCGTCTGATGTCGCCACTTAATTGTATCTACAATTTCAGTAAGTGTTTCTACTAGAGTCTTATAGTACTGAATCTTTTCTTCTGACTTCTGAATCTCAGGATCAGCATCATAATAGTATTCCATCTCACCCTTTAGAATCTTAAGACCGTCAAACGGATCTGGATCCCAACCGAACTCTTCAATCTTACTTTGATCTAGCTTACCATTATAGTAGAGCCACTTCTGTTTAAGCAAAGTCTTTTGCACAAACTCGGCTCTCTTCAAAAGCAGCTTTGCATTTGCAAGTTTATCGAGGTATTTGGAATGTAAGAGGGGTGTATCTCTAGAACTTTTATCGAGATGTCTTTCGCTAATAACATTATCTTGTGCCCAGTCTTCGAGCACCTGCTTCAAATCAATCATACTATACTCCAATTATAGAATTATCTATATCAGTTCAAAATAGGTAAATCTGAATGCAACAGTAAACGTGATAAACTCAGTTCCTGATGCAGTCGATTCAAAATTAATATCTCCTAAAGCAACGGGTATACATTCTAGATATTTAACTTGCTTTGATACATTGTTAGCACTATTTAAAATAGACAATGTAATGTCAGCATATGTAGGTGTACCGGTTGCAGTTCTGTCCATAGCCTTGACTGGTAAGTTATCAACTACTCTACGAATCCAAGAGTACATTTCGTTGTAGCCAGTCAGTGCTTCATCTAAGATGATAGTTGCGTTGAGTTCGTTGAAAGTAAGTGTACCACCAACGATTGGAACACCGGCGATCTTACGGAAAGGAACTTCCGATGGATTAAGAATCATGCCTGGGTGTGTAATTGTTTGCGCGAAATATTCCAAGTTAGGATAATTTTCACGATCTATCGACAGCTTATAAGCGGTCGGTTGTAGATAGTTTAGATTTGTGGTTAAGTCTGCCATGTTTCTATTTATATCTATACTCATAAAAAAAGGGAGGACCGAAGCCCTCCCAGTTCATTTTTGTACTTCTTCTTCTTATGTGAGGATATTGTCCACACGGAAGATTCTGTAGTACTGGTTTGACCGGGCTGCAGCCAGACCGCTTGATGGTGAAGCACCAACGAATGGGTTTGAAGCCATTCCGTAGCGAGTCTTGAATCCGATCTTTGGCTGGAATGTGTCTTCCCCAACCGCACGAACCATTGTTAGTGGTACGTATGGGCAGTAGAAAATACCAGCATCGTATGGGTTAGTTCCCTTATAACCGACGTTGATGTAGTCTGTATCGGCATATGGGTCAATGTAAACCCGTGTGCGACCGTTAAGTACACCAGCGAAGGTGTTACCTGTGTCGTCCACGTTGAGGTTTGCAGAGATTGCAGGAGCATAGTCGAGCATACCTGTTGCAGACAAAGCAGATGCTACGTCAGATGAACAGATGATGAAGTTACCTTTACCGCGACGTGTTTCTTTTGCGATAACGTTAGCTTCACGCTCAAGCTGGACCAAAAGTCCTTTGAACTTCTCAGCAGACCAGCGACCGTCGGCGTCAGTTGACAAGTCAAAGATACCTTTTGTGGTAACGTTGGCTTGGCGTGCACCGATTTTAGCTTGTGAGTTGATTGTGCGAATTACTTCACGGTTGATTTCAGCCATGATCTCGGTTGACAGAATGTTAGCTAGTTCTGTTTCAGCATCCAAACCATGAATGGCTTTAAGATCCTGAGCAAGTTCCAGTGTGTATTCTGCTTTGAGAGCACGTGACTTAGCTGTCACTGTGGCTTTCTCGATGGTGAAGCCCATCTCTGCAAAAGACTCAGTGGCATCGCCAAGAGCTTCAGCTTCTGCAGTTGTGTATGCATCGCCAGTTGTTGGTACGTAAGATGAACCAGAGTCTGTAAGACCGTCGTTTCCGTCGGTGTCTGATACACCAGATAGACCGGATGGTCCGCCTGTGCCGTTACCAGCAGTTGTTGAGTCACCAGAATAGTTAACAGGTGCTTCGTTGAACAGTGCTTCATCACCGTCTGATACTCCGCCCTTTGTCTTCTGGAAGGTTGACTTCATGGCAAAGATAAGGCCAGTAGGACCAGTCATTGGCTGGACACCACAGACATCATATGCCATAAGGTTAGGCATTGCGCGACGTACGAGAGCAATCAGTACTGGATTCCAGTTTGCAACATTACCTGTTGAGTTTGCTGGAGCAGCTTCTGAAAGCATACCTTCTTCGCGAAGTGCGGTTTCTTGGTTTTCCAGAACAGCAGCTGTTACTGCCTTCCGGTGTGCGTCTTTAATGGAACCAGCTGCTTCTTCATTCAGAACTGGTGCCCATTTTTCGACGAGCTTGTCGTAAGAGATTACGTTTTGCATCTTTAAGGACTCCCTATTATTTAGATGTCTTTTTAATGGCATTGAGGTACTGCGCCATAGAATCTGTTGAATCAACCTCGAAGGCGTCATCTGACTCATCTACAACTTCTTCAGCAATTTTCGCAGCCTTGTTAAAGTAAGACTCTTTTACAGTTGCAACTTTTGATGCGAATGTTTCGTCATCATCAAAATCTACGTCTGCTACAAGAGACTTAAGTTTTTCAACTTGAGTTTCTGCAAGGTCACGAGATGCTTCACGAATGATGCTTTCACGCTTATAGCCTTCCAGTTCCTCTGCCATTGCGATGGCGTTGCCAGTCTGATCGTTGAGTTTCTCTTCGAGCTCATCAACTTCAGAAGCAAGTTCGTCAACCAGGTCGACTTTAGACTCAGGCACTTCGATGTAAGACTCAGTGAACAGATCTTTCAGATTGTTCATGAAGTTCTCAGAGATCTCTGTACGCAGGCCAGACTGGACTGCTACCTTGTTGTCTTCCATCCACTGCTCAACTACGTAGTTAAGGTATGAATCAACCTTCTCTACAAGATCGGCTTTGGTTGTCTCGATTTCTTCGGACAATTCTTCATTGTACTTTTCTTCGAGACGATCAATTTCTTCGGACAGCTTAGATTTGATAGCTGCTTCAAAAATTGTTTCTGCCTTAGCTTTAAATTCTTCAGACAGTGTAGCTTCTTCGTTTACAAGAGCATTCAAGTCTTCTGAAAAATCTACCTGATAGTCAATGTCTTGCTTTTCAACAATAACATCACCATCTTCATCTTCAAAAGATTCTGAGTGCATCTTAGAATAAGCTGCCATAAGCTGTTCTTTTTTCATGCCATTCATCTTTGAGTACATGGCATTAATCATTCCAGCTTTAGTCTTTGGCATTGGATCTTGCTTAGTCTGGTCACCTTTACGTGTCGGTGCTTTACCAGTAGCTTCACCTGCTTTATCTACAGAAGCGACAGACTGTGCCTCAGCATTTTTAGGATCATGAGCTTCTTCCACAACTTCGTCCGTTACTTCGTCGTGGAGTTCAACTTCCTGATCTTCTTCTACGTTATTAATATCAGTCATTAATTGACTCCCTATTATTTAGATTTGAGTAACGAGAGGAAATTCTTAAACTCACGAACCTCAGTCTCATAGAGATTAGTCCGCGGAGCTTTCTTAATTTCAGTCTCCATTTTTTCAATAGCTTGTGCTTCAATAATGCCGTTGTTCCATACCCACTCAACACCTTCCATAATCCCATTAACAAATGCTCCAGGTGCGGAGGGATCCTGAACAATATCTACTGCATTGAGTAGAAAATCGTCCTTGACGATCATTGCGCCATTTTGTTGCATCAAACTTCCCATACCACGAGTCGAAACGCCTAGTCCTACGCCACCTTCGAGAAGACCTTCAACGATCTTACCCATAGGAGTATCAAGGATTGTGGCTTTCCCCATAACATCATTCCCCTTGAATTCAAGGTTCTCGATTTTATGCGAAACTTTATCTAGGTTTACCGTCGGACCTTCCGGGTGATTCAACTCACCAACTGCCCGACCCTTAGAAACTTGATCAGCCACATATTTACCTACGGCTTTTTCCATCACCATCTTAGGATAAACGCGACCATTTCTATTCTTTTGTTCAGCTTGAGCAAACACTCCTTCAATGATATATTTCTTCTTACCATTTTTTTCTTCGGTAAGAACTTCTAAGTGTTGATCATTAAATTCAGCAATTAATTTCATTCGCTCAGCCTTTATACTGTTTTATGAATTCGAGTCCTGCTTTCTCAGCTTCTTTTTGAGAGCGGTAAGCATCGAGACGATCGCCGTCCACATACGTGACAAAACGGTTTTGATCTTTGTGTACCACGACAGAAATACCTTTGACTTTCTTATCATAGACTTTACGACCTTTCGGTTTGCGTCCTGTTAGCTCTCTGAGTTGAGAAAAATCTTTCATTACTTTCCTTGTATATTATTTATAATATTATTATTTTCTACTTAGAAGAATTATGACTCGTCGTCGTCTTCACTATCGGGCTCTTCTTCGAGTTCAGCTTCATCTTCTTCCTCTTCAATGCCGTCTTCTGCATCAAGGTCGAGGTCGAGCTGATCGTCATCCTCATCCCCCACGATGTCTTCGTCATCTTCATCATCGTGATCTACTCCGTTATAGATTTGATCCGCCAAACGAATTTTCTCTGCGTCTAATACATCATTTAGTTTTACAGCCATGAGATTATCAAAAATCTTACCTGCTTTATTATAGTCTTGATCCAGTGCATTTTGGACAAGATCTTGGTATGGATTTGTTTCTACGTCCACATCACTCATATTATTGTTCCTCTCCGCCAGCTTCTTGATCTGGCTCTAAATCATTGAGTTTTTCAGTTTCATCACCATGTTGGTCGACCATTTGTGCAATGTCCTCATCATTAAAGTGTAGTACATTTTTCATGATCCATTCGCGAGAGAAGTAAACATCGACATAGTTGTGTACCATATCAAGTGTTTGTGTCTTTTCTCTCAGAATCTCTAAGTCTTTTAGTTCGGTGAAATGATTATCACGAACGTAATCAACTACGATATCATTCTTCATAAGATTCCAATCCTCTTCGGTAATAATACCTTTGAGCATTAGTTGTGTCTTAAGAATGTCCATAAACAAAGCAGAAAACTTTGTTCTTAATCTATCAATAAACTTCTGGAATTTAAGTTCATCTCTACTAATTTCGGTAGATCTACCTAGAGAGAACTGAGCTTCCTGCTCTAATCGATTGATCGGAACATTAAGAGCTCTATAAAGTTTCTTTTGGAAGTATACGATATCGTCAATCTGACCTAGATTATCGCCACCCGGCAAGGTTGAGATCTCAGTACCTCTACCACCTTCACGGCGTGGAAGCCAGAAATCTTCAAGCAATGACTGGTGTTTACGATCGTCCTTGATCTCGCCAGTCTGTGAATCATACACAAGTTTATTACGATATCGTGTCATAATATCTTTCATGTATTGTTCGGCTTTACCTCGTGGCAAGTTACCGACATCGATATAAAAGATACGACGCTCAGGTGCACGAGCTAGACGGTAGATAACAAGGCTATCCTCCATCATTCTCAATTGATTGAGAGGCTTCAGTGCTTTATGTAGATAGGATAAAACTTTTTTCCGACCTTCATCTAACAGGCCAGACGTTACATAACTTACAGAATCGAGACTCATCTTAACGCCAGAGTTTTGTTGTCCCGGCTTTTCCTGATAGATGTAGTATTCATCTACTTTTTCAATAAGATTTGCTCCAGTCTGTGGATCTTTCTTCTTTTTGATTTGCTTTACTTTTCTCATTTTTGATGAGTCAATATAGCGAATCTCTTGAATACCAGCTTTAAGCTGTGATTCATTAACTACAAGGTGATGATAGATTCTTCCATCAACGTACCACCTTCTAAAAATATCGTGGCCATACTCATTAAAGTTGAGCATAGAAATGATATTATCAAACTCTTCTTTAATTTGCTTTTTGATATTGTCTGGTTGTTTGAGCTCTTCCATCTTAATATCGACGGATTGTTCGAGCTCACCACCAGCAATTGATTCATTTACAATATCCTCAATAGCGGCGTCAACTTCTGGGTGCATGCTGACGCCGCGATATCTCATGATCAACTGATAGTTGTCTTTTGAATCGTCGCCGTCGAGGTTAATGTATTGACCATAGTGTGTTCCGGAAGCCGTAATATATCCGGCGCCATCATCATCACGTGCAGGAACAATAGACGGCTTTTTCTTAGCGTCTTCTAATTCCTGTCTTTTTATTTCAAATCCGAATAAACGGAAACCTCTACTATCGTCTGCCATACTTATTCCTTTAGATTATGGGGAGCGGATCTCTCCGCTCCCTACTATGTATATTAAGCGTCAGTAGTGTTTGACGTCCAGTACTGATACTGGAATGTCACTGTAAATCTTTCGATTGTATCAGTGTCACCATAGCTTAGATCGATAGCAGATACTTCTGTTGGGAATGCATCCCTGAAGTTATAAGTCTTAATGATTGACTCATCTCTATCGAATTGGTCTACTTTAAGATCAGCAAAGTAAAGCTCTGGATTCTGCGTTCCACCAGCATCAGCGTGGTTAGAAATTGCATTCATCCAAGTTTCCATTGAATTTCTGATCTTAAACTCTGTGTCGTTAATTACTGTGACTGTCCAAACATCAAAGACTCTATCACCGGCTACTTTAAGTTGTCTGCCGCGGAAAGGAATGTTAATCACTCCA